TTACTTATTTTTTATTAACCTTGGATATATTTTGATATTAAATCTTGAAGTTCTTTTTTTAGGCTCTCTACTATAGTCTATGTAATCAATAACTTCTTTTAGTAACTCATTTCTTTCTTGCATATCATTGCTTTGATAATATAATTCTAGTACTTTTTTGATTTGAGGTATTATATCTGCTATAGAGAACACTGATTCTTTTTCATTTTCTAAATCTTTTTTAGCCTGAGATAAATTAGATCTATTTAAATCAATTTTATCTGTTAGAATCTTAGATCTATCTAAATATGTATCTACATCATAAATTCCTTGCTCTAATAAGTTATGTAAATTTTCCTTTTGTTTCATTAAGGTTTGATATTCAGATTCGAGTGATTTTATAATAGAGTAGTAAGATTCTAAATTTGGATTTTTATTTTCGTTAGAATCTAAATCTTTAATTGAAACATTATAAGCATCCACCCAATCTGCAAGCTCATTGATTATATCTTTTTCTAAAATATCAAGTCTGACACCTCTATTTTTACCACAGTTTAAGCACTTAACAAATTTAACTATCTCTTTATTTTTATAAGTAGACTGTTGAGCTATCATTTTATGACCACACTCCGAACAAACTATTAAACCAGCTAGAGGATTGGTTATAGTTGTATGCTGTTTGGTAGAAGGTATGAAATTTGATTTAAATAGACTTTGAGCTTCTAAAAATATAGATTCATCTATTATAGGTTCATGAATTCCTTTGGCTTCAATACGCTCATCTATAGGTCTAGTTTTAGAGCTATTTTTTCCTCTCTCAACTTTATTCCATACAACATAGCCTGCATAAGTTTTATTTTTTAATATATCTCTAACACCTTTATCATACCAAGTTCTACCTGTAGTGGTTTTTAGGCCTAATGAATTTAAATGAGTGGCTATTTTAACGCCACCATAATGTTTATTAACATATAAATCAAATATCATTCTAACAACTTCTGCTTTATCTTCGTCTATAACCATAGATTTATTTCCAGACTCATCAAATACAAATTTATATCCATAAGGAGGCTTGCTAGCTATAAACTTTCCTTCTTCAACACTTTTAACTCTACCTCTTTGCATACGTCTAGTTATAAGCTTAAGTTCTTTACGAGCCATAAATGCTTCAAATTCAGAGTATTCTTCATCCCACTCATTATTTAAATCATATGTTTTTCTAGGTGTTATAATTTTAGTATTGGACTTTTTAAAAGTTTCAAGTATAAGGCCTTGGTCTTGCATATTACCTCTACCAAGTCTATCTATATCCATAACTAATACAGAATCATAAAAATCATTTTTTACTTCCTCTAAAAGTTCTAACATTTTAGGTCTATAAGCAATGCTTTCACCAGATACTAGTTCTTCTTTTATTTCTACTATATTTAAATTTTGTTCTTTTGCTACTTTTAATAGAGTAGATCTATGTCTACTTAAAGTTTCAAATTCACCTTGTTTTTCAGCTTCTTCATCTGAGCGAGATTTTCTTAAGTAAATACAAGTTTTCATATTTTATCGCCGCCTTTAATTAAGTAAATATAATACTATATTAAAATATATGGAAGTAATTGACAATATAAAATCGAAAGTATGTTCTTTTTATTTAAAGAAAATAATTACATAAATTTACTAAAAAGTTTATATATGCTATAATTTACTAAAGAGAGAGGGGGAATCATTTATGGCGTACAATGCATTAGAAGTTGCACAACATGTTATAAATTATTCTATAGAAAATCAAAAACCAGTTACAAACTTAAAACTTCAAAAAGTTTTATATTACATACAAGCCGCATTTTTAGTAGAAAAAAATGAGATATGTTTTAAGGAAGAAATACAACATTGGAGACATGGGCCGGTAATTCCTAAGGTGTATTCTGAATATAAAGCATATACGGATCAAAGAATCAAAGATTTGCAAACTGAATCTCTGGATATTTTTATAAATACTAACGGTAATTTTGCAGTAGAAGAAATAAATTATAATAAGGAAAAGTTCTTAGAAGAAGACATTGATTTAATAAATAAAGTAATAAGTAGTTATTTTAATATGGCACCTTGGGATATGGTAGAAAAAACACATAAAGAAGAACCTTGGATAAATACAGACTCAAATGAAACTATAGATATAAACTCTATAAGGGAATACTTTGAAGTTCACAAAGAACAGATTTATGGAGGAAGATAGTGAAAGAGACATTAAGACTGATAGATCAAGCTGAAAATTTGGATAGTAGTAATTTAGAAGATTTATATTTTAAACTAAGGAATGTATTGAACAATTCTAAGGATGAAGGAATTAACTATTCAGATATAGCCGAATTTGTATTTGATATGAAGCAGATAGATACAGAATATTTAACTAATAATTTAAATAAAATAAGAGAATATGCTAGTAGTAAAAACGATAGACTTGTCAAAGATGGGATAAGCAAGATAAAAAATCATGTAAAGCTAGAAGTTTGTAGAATAGAGTTTTTAGAAAAAAAACAAAAAAAGGAACTAGAAGAAATAAGCCAGGATACATTTGATAAATTTCAACCGTTAAACGATAGAATTGGTGATTATGAAAATATAGCTAAAAAACATGAAGCAACAATGAGAAAACATGAAAATACTATGAGGGACCATAGAAAAGAAATAAGTAACTGGAATGCAAATATAGTTACTATATTAGGGTTATTTTCTGCTATAGTAGTGACATTTTTTGGAGGCTTAGCAGCAATAAATAGTATTTTTAATAAAATAGACAGTGTAAGTATGTACAGACTTACATTTGTGATACTAATAGTTATATTTGCAATGTTTAATATAGTATTTATGTTATTATATTACATAGGTATAATAACGGGTAAAAACTTGAATAGAGAATGTTCAAATACTTGTACAGAATTTGAACCAATTACAAAAAACTTAAATTGCAATGGAGATGGAGAAATAATTACGTCATGTTCTAAAAAAAATCCAATGTGTTATTTCAAAAGATATCCTGTAATTGTATATTTTAATATAGCCATAATTTTAATGATGTTTGGAATATTAGTAATACATGCAATTAATAAATTAATAGGCGTATAAAAAGACTAGGGTTAATCTAGTCTTTTTTATACGCCTATTAATTCACTTATAATAAAGCTAGGGATAAAATAAATAGTATAATTATCAATTTTAACTGATACACCATATTTATTTTTATAACATTCAAGAGCTTCATCTAAAAAAGGAATAGTAACATCTAAAAACTCAGCTATTTCTTCTTTAGATCTGCAACGGTTTTTCCATGCATCAATAAGTCCATTCAATCCAATTAATTTGTCATAAGAAACTAATCTAGCCTTATATTCCTGTTTACAATTTGATATATCATCTAAGTCTAATATATTTCCACAGCTTGTATAGTGATGAGCTAGTTCTTCAGCTAGTACACAAGCTTTTTCTTTATTTGAAGTTAATCTATTTTTATTAATAGCAATTTTCCCATCATAATATAACCCATCAGAATTAGATTTAAGAGCAACCTCTTTTAAAATTATATTATTCTCATATGCCTCTTGTTGTAATTCCTCATATATATTCACATAATTCACCTAGCTTTTACCAATTATCCATATCTTCTATGTCTTGCATAATTTTATCCATTTCACCATGCTCAGTTAAATGTTCATTGTGAGCAGCGATTGTTTTTATGTCAGAGGCTGGCTGTTCTTTTATGTAAGATGGAATAAGAGTTAATTCAGAAACTCTTTTAATTGCTTCATCCTTTCCAGTTTCATTAAGATTATTAAAACTATTTAGTAATTTACGTTCTTTAATAGATATAGTATCTTTATTTTTTATATTTACATTTTTATTATTAATATCTTCAATTTCCAAAACTTCACATTCTTTAATAGTATCGAATGTTTTAATATCGATATTTAATATATCACAAATTTTAATAACTCTATCCACTGCCATACCACCAACACCTCTATCTAGATAACTAGTCAAAGTTGTACTTGGAATGTTAACTACTTTAGAAAATTCTTGTATACTACCATATTTCTTTATAATAATATCTCTTAACTTTTTAGTTTTTTGTTTATCTTTTTTATCATCTTCTATTCCTACCCAACCCATTAATACAGCTGGGCTCACATCAAATATTTCAGCCATTTTTTGAATAATAGATATTTTCATCTTTCCAACATGCCCATTTTCATATTTATTGATTGTGACTGCCTTTAATCCTAATTGACTAGCTAACTCTTCTTGGCTTAATCCTTTTTCAATGCGAAGATTTTTTATCAATATTCCTATTTCTTCTGAATCTTCTGACTCTATTAAATTATAGTTTATATCAGATTCTTCTTGAGATAGATTTCTTTCCATCGGAACATCATAACCCATTAACCAAGCTTCATTCACATCTAAAGCTTCGGCTATTTTATATATATTTCTTTGTTTCGGTTCGTAAGTGCCAGAAATATATGAACTTAAAGCACCTTTTGAGATTCCAGTTAACTTACATAATTCAGACTGTTTCATATCTCTAATTTTTAAAGCATCTTTTATTCTAATAGATGTATTTCCCATTATAATTCATCTCCTTTTATAACTTATAGTATACTTATAAAGTTTAGAAAACACAACAAAAAAACTTATAGAGTGAAAAAAAAGTTTAGAAAACTAAAAAAAGCTATTGACATGAAAAAAGGCTGATGATAGAATGAAATCAAGAAATGAGTTTAGAAAACTAAACTTAAAATAGATAAGGAGGATAGCATTAATGAGATTTGATTACAGCAAGTTAAAAGGTAAAATTAAAGAATATTATGATACACAAGATAATTTTGCAAAAGCTCTTAATATAGGAAGGACAGCTTTGAGTCAAAGGCTTAACAATCATTTAGATTTTTCACAAAAAGAAATAAGCAGAGCATATGTTCTTTTAAATTTATCTAAAGAAGAAATACCAGAATATTTTTTCAAACAAAAAGTTTAGAAAACTAAACTAAATAAAAATAATAGGGAGGAATAAAAATGAGTGATTTAATTAAAGTAACAAATGAAGAAATAGTAACAATGACTAGTGTGGAATTAGTTGACTTAATAAACCACTTTAGGAAAGAAGAAGGAAATAAAATATTAAAAAAACATGATGATATGTTAAAAAGTATAAGAAAAGAAATTGAATTATTGGAGAATGCAGGAATAAAAGGAGTCGGAAATTTTTCCGAGTCAATTTATATAAATAGTCAAAATAAAAAACAACCATGTTACAAAATGAATAAAGCAGGAATAATGCAAATGTTAAATAAGGAAAGTGCATTAGTTAGATATAAAACACAACAATACATAGAAGCATTAGAAACTAAAATAAAAGAACCAGCTAAAATATTAAGTCCTATGGAGTTATTAAAACTACAGTATGAAGCACTTGAAGAGCAAGGACAGAAAATTGAGGAAGTAAAAGAAGATTTAAAAGACTTTAAAGAGGATATACCACTTTTTACAGTTGAGTGTGAAGAAATATCAAAAGCAGTTAAGAGAGTAGGAACTAGGGTGCTTGGTGGACATGGAAGCAAAGCCTATAACAATAAGTCAATAAGAGCGAAGGTATACAGTGATATACATAGACAATTAAAAAGGGAGTTTGATGTTAACAGTTATAAGGCAATAAAGAGAAAATACTTAAGTGAAGCTCTTGATATAGTTGAAAGATATAACTTAACAATATCATTAAATGAACAAATAAGTATGATAAATAGCCAAGTGGAGTTTGCGTAGAATGGAATATTAGGGAAGATAGAATCTATATCAAAAATTGAAATTGAAGAACTAATAGAAGAATAGGACAATTTTAGAAATTCATATGATTTATATATAGGGAGGTTGAAATTATGGCTACTAAAAGAAGAGAAACAGAATATGGAACTATTGCAGAAACAGAGCATGGAATTATTGAAATAATCTCTCCAGAAGTAAGACTTGGGAGAAAGCAAACAGAGGAAGAAATTCAAGCTATACTTGATAGAATTGCAAGGGTTAACTATAAAATAGCTAAAAGATTATACAAAGAAGGCAAGTTAGAGATTAAGAAATAATATTATGCTCAAAGGGCTTAAGCTCTTGAGTTTAAATAAATTAGGACAAGCATAGGAGGAAATGAGTATGTTTAAATTTTTAAATAACTTAATACCGGTATCAAGAAAGAGATATAACCGATATCAAGAGGGCCTTTTAATTGATATAAAAAGACTAGAAGATAAAAAATTTAAATTAGAAAATACAATTAAAGAAAATAACAGTGTAATTAGGGCATTAGATGATTTATTAAATTATAAAGATGCAGAGATAGAGATACTTAAAAGAAAAGTTACATGGTCAAGTGAAATGCTTGAAAAAAGAGATATAGATAATAAACAAATTGTATAAAAAAATAAGAACTCATAAGCGACCAAACTTAAAATGAGTTCTTAAATCCAAACAAAAACTAATAGGAGGATAACATATTATACGTAAAGTTGCAATAATATCTCAAAAAATAATGGATTAAAAGCAGGAACTAGCTTATAGAATAAAATTAACTATTTTATAAAAGAGGTAAGAGCCTAAAATTTACTTTTGCCTCTATCATTACAATATGAGAAGGTGAGATAAGTGAGTGATAATAAAAAATATTATTATTTAAAATTAGTTGATAATTTTTATGAACGAGATGAAATGATAATTTTAGAAAGCATGCCAGATGGATATATGTATTCAAATATACTCTTAAAATTATATCTTAGAAGTTTAAAGAATGAAGGAAAGCTTATGGTAAATGATAGGATACCATATAATTCAACTATGTTAGCTAATGTTACTAGGTTTCCTGTAGCAGTTATAGAAAAAGCTATAGGACTATTTAGAGATTTAGGGCTAATTGAAGTTTTAGATAATGGAGCTATTTATATGCTGGATATTCAAAATTATATAGGGAAGTCTTCAACAGAAGCAGATAGAAAAAGAATCTATAGAAAAAAGATTGAAACAGAAAAAAAAGCTCTAGGACAAATGTCTAAAAAATGTCCAGACAAAACTCCACCAGAGACAGAGATAGAGACAGAGATAGAGTTAGAGACAGAGTTAGAGACAGAGTTAGAGATAGAACAACATATAGATAAGAAAAGAGTAATTGATGTTGTATCTATATTCTTTCCTCAATTAGATAAGAAAAATACTCAATCCATTATTAATACCTTTAATAAAATTAACAAAGATATATATTACCTAATTGAAAAGCTATTAATAGTTTATGATTCAAATAACACTACAAATATAACTGGATATATAATTAAAGCTCTTAAAGAGGATTATCCAATTAGATTTGAAACTTCACTAGATAAATTAATATTAGTATGGGAAGATGAATTATTTAGCAAACAAGATGACCTAACTATAAGAAAGAGGCTAGATTATTATAAATACAAATATAAGCAAGAAAAGATAAATCGAGGTGAGTAGAGTGAAATACTCCAATATGTGTGATTTTGATTTTATTGATAATTATATGGCATTACTAGCTTGTATAGTAACAGGATTATCAGTAGATGAGTGTGTTAGAAAGATTGCATTACAAAATAGAAGAGATCAAAAGAAAAAATCTAATAAAAAAAGAACTGGAAATAAAAGTGGATGTAAAGAAACTTATGTATTCGATATAGAAACAGGTGAACTACATAAGTTTCAAAGTGGGAAAGAAGCAGCGCAAAATTTTGGACTTAATCCTGCTGGAGTTGGATTTTATATACAACATAAATATAAACATAGATATATTTTTACACGAAATAAAGATTTTAAATTTAAGGGGAAATAGAAATGACTAAAATTATAAATTTGAACTATGTGAAAAAAGAGCAAGAAAAGTTTTTAGACTACTTGAGAAATGTTGAAGGAATAAAGTATCAAGAAAGCAAATTTGAAGTTCCTATGTGGCTTACATTAGCTTTATTAAGTGAACTAGTAGAAGTATTAAATGAAACTAAGATACATAAGTGGTGGGATAGGTCACCTTCAAATCCAGATAGAATAAAAGAAGAATTAGCGGACCTGTTAAGTCATTTAGGAAATTTAGCAAATGAATTAGATGTAGATTTAATTGCATCAGTTGAAGAAACACAAACAACAAGTTTAGAGAACCAGTTTATTTATATAGCTTATAAAATAACTACATTACCATGGAGAAAGATGTTTGGTAAGCATAAGCTAGACACTTTAATAGTTAAGTATGTAGAGCTTGTATATTCACTAGGACTTGATATGGAAGAAATAAGAGAAGCTTATTTTAATAAGATGAAAGAGAACTATCTAAATCCTAAATTTATGGAGAGTTGATACTATGAAAAAAGAAGCTAGTATACCAAGTGTAAAAGAAACATTCTTTAAACCAAGTGATTACAAAACATATCCAAATTATATGGCATTGGCACAGTGCATATGTGGATTAGAAATTAATGGAAAAGTAAAGTTTCCAGAAAGTGCAGATAAAATAATGAGTGCTTGGGGGATTAAAGGTGGTAATAAGGAAGAATAGTTTTAATAGATTTGATATTTATAATTAACATAAACACAGAAAAGAGCAAACAAGTTTATTTTAGGAGATTGAAGGCATGAAAGCTAATTTTACGATAGATGGTAAGCCACAAGGTAAAGGAAGACCAAGATTGAGTTATGGAAGGATAAAAACACCAGAACAAACTGTTATGTATGAAAATTATATAAAGTTATTGTATAGATCACAGGTCAAAATGTATTTTGAAGGACCTATAAAGATAGCTATAAATTGTTTTTATCCAATAGCTAAAAGTGATAGTAAAAAGAAAAAACAGGCTAAGTTAAATGGCGAAATTAGACCCCACAATATAAAGCCTGATGCAGACAATGTTATAAAGGTAATATGTGATGCTTTAAATGAAGTTGCTTACAAAGATGATACTCAAATAGTTGAATTAATAGCTTCTAAGTATTTTTCAGATAAGTCTAGGGTAGAGGTTACAATACAAAAAATTTAAAGCTTACTTAAACTTAAGCAAAACTTAAGGAAATGTATGTATAATAATTACTTATACAATTTTAAGTATTATAAATATGTGGAGGGTGATAGTATGAATGGCAAAACAAATAAAGGAATTATAAGAAATATAGACTCATTAGGAAGAGTTGTAATACCAAAAGAGTTTAGAAAAATGTTAAATATAAATGAAAATGAGCCTGTTGAAATAGGATGTGAAAATGGAGCTATTACAGTAAAAAAATATAATGATTCATGTATTTTATGTGGATCCAAAGAAGATTTAAAAAATGTAAAAAATATTTTAATATGTAAAAAATGTCTAGAGGAAATGAAAGATATTATAAGTTAAAAGGAAATAGGAAGTGACTGCTTATGGAAAAAAAAGAACTATTTAAAAAGGTAGAAGGAAGATTACATAATTATAAGTTTTTAGAAGCTCAAATAAGTAATATAGAATTAGATATTAAGAAAGAGAAACTGGAATATAGAGGTTGTGGAGCCATAAGTTATGATGAAAGAACAGGCGTAACATATAATATTTCTAGGAGTGTTGAAAAAGAGGTTATAGCTAAAGAAAAGAAAATAGCTAAGTTGATGCAAAGTAAACTAGAAAAAGAAATTGAGAAAGAGAAGATCGAAAACTCATTAAGCTGTTTAGACCACAATGAAACTAATTTCTTTAAATTATTCTATAATAGTAAGAGTAAAAATAACATGAAGTATATAAGTATAAAATTACATATGGATCGCAGTCATTGCTATAAGATTAGAGAGAGATTAGTTTATAAAGTTATGGGGATGTTATATCAAAATTATGAAGAATTACCATTATTCAATGAATATGATATCAAACCCAACACTTTTACGACACTTTAACTACAAAATGAAGATTTTTTATACATTCAGAGGTGGTAATATAGTAGTATAGGAAATTTAAGATAACTCAATCGCTTATTTCTTAATACCCCCTCTTTATATAATGGCTAGGGTATAAAATTACCCTAGTAACGTGAGGACATAGTTTAATGGTAAAATAGCTATTTACTTAGAAGATAAAAGGTTCGATTCCTTTTAACCCTCACCAATATAACTTTACGGCTCTTAAGAGGACTCTGTAGAGGTACGGAGTATAAACTAGTTACATTTATTAGATTTATTAACAACAACTTATTACGTTCAAAAAAGTCAGGACTTTCTCACCTGGCTTTTTTATTTTATTTATAGTCTTTTAGGTAAATAAAATCTAGGGTGGTGAGATATGAACTATGTAGAACCTATTAGAAATTTAGATACATTAGAAAATATGTGTTCATATTTAAAAAAGACAAATGAAAGAGACTACATTTTATTTATGATGGGTATATATACAGGTCTTAGAGTATCAGATATATTAAAGCTTAGAATATACGATGTAAAAGATAAGAGACAAATAGTCTTAAGAGAAAAGAAAACAGGGAAGCAAAAATTCATAGAGATAAATCCAATACTGAAAAGAGCAATTAAAGATTATGTAGAGGACAAGGATCCTGATGATTTTTTAATTAAATCACGTAAAAACTACAACAGGCCTATATCTAGAGAAAGGGCATATGTGATTTTAAAAGAGTTGGGAGAATTATTTGATGTTCCTTGTTTAGGAACTCATAGTATGAGAAAAACATGGGGATATCATTACTATAAGCAAACCAAGGATATAGCATTACTTCAGAAGATATTTAATCATTCATCTCCAGCTGTAACCTTACATTATATAGGTATAGACCAAGACAGAATGAATAAAGCTTATACGAGTTTTAGATATTTTTAATTTGATTTTATCTATAATATAACATAAAAAGAGAATGTTATATTGGTTTGTTTTACTTAGAAAAAATGAAGATTGAAATCATTGAAAATGCTAAGTCTACAGTGGTTATATAAGTTAATAAAATGTATATAACACACTATTAGATATGTTACGTTTAAAAGATATATATTAATCAATATTTTTTAGAGTATCGATTAAAAATATTAGATACAAAGGGACTCTCTAAAAGGAGTTCTTTTTATTTAGTGAAAATTTATAAATAATCTAAGCAATATATTATATGGAAACTTAGATTAAGAAGGATTAAATATGTTAAAAAAGTTTTGTAGATGTGGGAAGATTATTCCTCAAGAAATTTCTATGTGTTTTGAATGTGAAGCTAAATTTAATAATAGACAACAGAAAGTATATAAGGATTATAGAAAGCGAAGAGTAGATTTTAAAGAGCAGAAATTTTATTGTAGTAAAGAATGGAAGTTTACTAGAGATTCTGTAAGGCAAAGAGATGATGGTATATGTAAGTTATGTGATGATAACCTAAGTGATGTAGTGCATCATATAGAGACTTTAAAAGACTGTTGGAGTAAGAGATTGAATATGTACAACCTTATATGCTTATGAGACAGGTGTCATAATAAGGTACATAGAATGTACGATAAAGGAGAAACATCTAAAGTTAAGATGCAAAATGAACTTAAGGAATTGATAAAAGAAAATTACTAAAGGGTAGGGGGGTAGTCAAAAAGTTTTTGGCTTTTGCCCTAAGTCCATGGTTGCAGTTTTTTTCCGCGAAAACTCCCCACTGGAAAATTTTAAGAGGATAGGAGGGAAAATAAGGTGGCAGGCAAAAAACAACCAATTGAATTAGTAGTAGCAAATGGCAAGAAACACCTTACAAAAGCTGAGATTGAGCAAAGAAAAAGTACAGAAGTAAAAGCAAATTCAGATAAAATAAAACCTCCTACTCACTTAACAAAAGAAGAGAAAAAACAGTTTAAAAAGATATCAAAAGAGTTAATAGATATAGGCATAATGGGTAATGTAGATTGTGAAATATTAGCTATGTATGTAGAATCACTGACTGAATATAATAAAAATCCATTAGAATTAAAACAATTAAATCCTCGCAAAAACTACGAAGACTATAATAAAATAGCTATTGAAAAAGATAGATGTATAAAACAATGTAGAGGATTTGCTTCAGATATGGGATTAACTATATCTAGTAGGTGTAGATTAGTGCTACCTAAACCAATTGAAAATGAAAAGAAAAATAAGTTTTCTAAGTTTGCAAAATAGGGGGTGATTCTATGTGAATTTAGATAGGGTTACTCAATATGCCGTAGACGTAGTAGAAGGAAAAGTTGTAGCTGGAAGATATGCAATTTTAGCATGTCAAAGGCATTTAGATGATTTAGAAAAGTCAGAGTTAGCTCCATATAAGTATGAGTTTGATATAGAAAAAGCAAATGACATTTTAGATTTTGCAGAAACACTTACAATAGCAGAAGGTGAGGAAGAAATTCCTGTAAATTTAGAAGGATTTCAAGTATTTATATTAGGCTGCTTAAATGGATGGGTTACAAAAGGTAATGGATATAGGAGATTTAGAACATCTTATGTCCAGCTTGGTAGACAAAATGGAAAATCATTTTTAAATGGTATTTTAGGCACATATTATGGAGCTTTTAGTGGTTATAAATATGGGCAATTATATTGTACGGCCACTAAATCAGACCAAGCTAAGATAGTATTAAATGAAATGATTAAGTTTATTAACTCTGATGAAGATTTATCGGAGTTTTTTAAGGTTAAAGAACATGACAATACAATAATAGCTTTAAATACTAACTCTATAATAAGAGCATTAGGAAGAGATACAAAATCAATAGATGGTTTTAGACCGTTGCTTGGTATAGTCGATGAATATCACGCCCATAAGAACAATCAAATGTATAAATTGCTTGAGGGTGGTACAAGAAAAATGAAACAGTGTTTAATTTCAGTAATAACTACGGCTGGATTTGAATTAAACTGCCCTTGTTTTAAATTGTATGAATACTGTAAAAACATTTTAGAAAATGTATTTACTAATGACGCTCAATTTGTATATATAGCTGAAATGGATGAGGAAGATGATATTTGGGACTATAAAAATTGGATTAAAGCTAATCCGCTAGTATGTAAAGATAAGGAAGACCTTGAAAATTTAAAAAAAGTAGGGGACTCTGCAAGAGATATGGGCGGAGATGATCTAAGAGATTTCTTAACAAAAGCATTAAATATATGGATTCAGTTTACAAATGACCAATATATAAAGCCTAAGTTTTGGAAAGAGTGCGAAAGTGAAAGAACTCTAGAAGATTTTAGAGGTCAAAAATGTTATGCAGGATTAGACTTAAGTTCTGGAGGAGATTTAACTTCACTAGCATTGGTATTTGTATATTATGTTGATGGAGTTAAGAAGTATTATGTTCATTCTCATAGTTTTATACCAAAAATGAGAGTAGAGGAGCACATCAAAAGTGATGATGCACCATACGATTTATGGATTAAAAACAAATTATTGACAGTTACAGAATCCTTAGGAGGTATTAAAACTGACTATAAATATATAATTAAATATTTAAAGGACCTTATTGAAAAATACGATCTTAAAATTGAACAGTTAGGCTATGATCCACATAATGCGGATACATTTTTAAGTGATTTAGAAGAATTAGGATTCGATTGTATAGAAATTTATCAAACCCATAAATGGCTTAATGACCCTACTGAGGACTTTGAACTTGAAGTAAGAGCAAAAAATATTGAATATAACAAAGAAAATGAATTGCTTTCATGGTCAGCTTTAAATGCAAAAACAGTTTCTAATCCAAATGGAGAAATTAAGATAGATAAAGATAGAAGAAACAAAAGAATAGACCCAATTGATGCCATTATAGATGCATATAAATTAGCATTTAAAGAAGAAAGATTAGTAAATGTAAATGAATCGGTTGATAGGTATCTAGATATGATGGGATGGAATTAGAAGGGAGGTGCAAAAATGAACCTTATAAAAAATTTAAAGAATCTTATATTACCTAAACCACAAACTGTTGATATGAAAAGTGAAAAATTACTAGAATGGCTAGGTATAACAACTAGAAATAAAAGTATTTTAAGTGAAGTTACTTATTTTACTTGCTTAAAAATGTTATCTGAGACATTAGGTAAAATGCCTATTAAAATGTATCAAGAAACGGAAAAAGGTGTAATAAGAGCAGCACCAAATAAAGCATATAATTTATTAAAGGTTAGGCCTAACCCTTATATGACACCCTCTATATTTTGGGCAACTGTAGAAAATAATAGAAATCACTTTGGAAATGCCTACGTTTATATAAGAAAAGAATTTAAGCGTGAAAAATATGGAGCTACATATGAAATAAAAGATTTATGGATTATGCCAAGTAGTGATGTACAAGTTATTATAGATGATGCAGGTATATTAGGTATTAAAGATGCAATTTGGTATGTATATACAGATAAATATACTGGAGAACAATTTGTATTTAAAAATGAAGAAGTACTACACTTTAAAACCTCATTTACATTTGATGGTATATTAGGAGAGCCAGTTAGTAAAATTTTAAAATATACCCTTGAGGGTGGAGTTGAAAGTCAAAATTTCATTAATAACCTTTATAAAACAGGACTTACTGCAAAGGCTACACTAGAATATACAGGAGATTTAGATAAGTCAAAAGAAGATAAATTAATAGAAGGTATTTCAAGGTTTGCTAATGGTTCAGATAATGCAGGTAAAATAATTCCTATTCCTCTTGGTATGAAAATAACACCTTTAAATATAAAGCTAACAGATAGCCAATTTTATGAATTAAAGAAATTTTCATCACTTCAAATAGCTGGAGCTTTTGGAATAAAGCCAAACCAAATAAATAACTATGAAAAATCAAGTTATTCAAGTGGAGAAATGCAACAACTTAGTTTTTATGTAGATACAGAGCAATTTATATTAAAACAATATGAAGAGGAAATGTGTTACAAGTTATTAAGTGATGAAGATAAAAAGGAAAATAAGTATTATAAATTCAATGAAAAAGCTATTTTACGAACAGATGCAAAGACACAGGCAGAGTGTTTAACATCTTTTGTAAATAATGCTATATATACTCCAAATGATGCTAGGGCAATTTTAGATATGCCAGCAAAAGAAGGTGGAGATGTATTAGTTTGTAATGGTAACTACATACCTATAACAAAAGTAGGAAAGCAATATGAGGAAGGAGGCGAAAACAGTGAGTAAAGTATTAAATTTACAAAATAAAGATACCAAAACTGGAGAATTAAAAAATGTTGGTAAGATAGAAATAAAAAATCAAACAGAAGAAAAAGCAGAACTTTATTTCTATGGTGATATAGTTTCAGATAGTTGGAGTAGTTGGTGGGCGGACGAAGATAAATGCCCTCAAGATGTAAGTGACTTCCTAAAAGAACTAGAGAATTCACAAAATGTAGATATATATATCAACTCTGGCGGTGGATCTGTATTTGGTGGAATAGCAATTTATAGTATGTTAAAAAGACATAAAGGTAAAAAGACTGTTCATGTTGATGGATTAGCAGCAAGTATAGCTAGTGTAATAGCACTTGCAGGAGATAAAGTTATAATACCTAAGTATGCTAACTTTATGATTCATAACCCTTTAACATTTTTATTTGGAGGATATAATGCTAAAGATTTAAATGAGATTGTGGGAGCTTTAGAAAGTTGTAAGGAAAGTATATTAAATATATATATGGACCATGCAAAAGAAGGAGTAACAAGAGAAGAAATTTCAGAGCTTATGAATCAAGAAACATGGTTTACTGGTGAAAAAGCTGCAGAATACTTTAACATTGATGTAGAAGAAGAATTCGAAGCAGTTGCATGTTCATCTAACTTTTTTGATAAATATAAAAATACTCCTAAAAACCTATTTGAAGAAAATAAAAAAAGTGATGAAAATCAAAAATTGGATATAGAAGAAATTGCAAATAAAGTACTTTTACATCTACAAAATCAAAAAGAAGATGTACAAAAAGTAGAAAATACAATTGAAAAAGAAAAAGAAGATATATTAAATGATTTAGATTTATACTAAATCTTTTTTTATTGCCAAAATCCAAAAATATATAGAAAAGTGAGGAATAAAAATGCCACAAGAATTATTAGAATTAATGAATAAAATAAAAGCTCAAAAGGAATTAATAAAAAATTTAGCTAATGAAAATAAAATAGATGAAGCTAAAGTAGCTAAAGAGGAATTAAAAAATTTAAGTGATAAGTTTGATGTTCTTTATGATTTAGAAGCTGAAGCAGATGAGGCTGCTAAAGAAAATATAAAAAATAAAGCTAAAAAAACAGAAATATCAAATTCTAAAAAAGAATCAAATGCTTTTGTAAATGCTATAAAGGCCAGATTAACAGAAAGTAATATAAGTGATGAAGATAAAACTATATTAAATCAAATGAGCGAAGGAAGTCCTGCTGATGGAGGATTAACTGTTCCTAAAGATATGAGAACAGAAATAAAAGAACTTAGAAGAGGTGAAGATTCATTAGAAGACTTAGTAAATGTTGAGCCAGTAACAACTTTAAGTGGATCTAGAGTTATAGAAGTAAGTGCAGAAGAAACTCCATTTGACAATATAGATGAAGCAGCAGATTTTCCAGATGTAGAAACACCTAAATTTAAAAATATAGAATATAAAGTTAAGAAAAAAGGTGGAACGTTAAAAGTAACTAGGGAGTTAATTCAAGACTCATCAGAAAATATAAAAGCATATTTAAAAAGATGGATTGCTAAAAAATCTAAGGTTACAAGAAACTTTTTAATATTAAAGAAAGCTGATGAAATGACAAAGGGAAAAGAAAAAGATGTTGCTACTTTAGATGATTTAAAAGATATATTTAATGTATCTCTTGATCCAGCTATAGCTTTAACTTCCAAAGTTATAACTAATCAAGATGGATATAATTTTCTTGATAAATTAAAAGATTCAGATGGAAAGTATATACTTCAACCAGACCCAACACAACCAACAAGAAAACTATTATTTGGGACTTACCCAATTAGAAAACTTTCTAATAAAACATTAAAAACAACTGAAAATAAAGCTCCTATATATTGTGGAGATTTTAAAGAAGCTATAACTTTATTTGATAGAGAAACTCTTTCTGTAGAAATGAATACTCAAGGAGATTCTTATTGGAATAAAGATTTAGCAGGAATAAAAGTAAGAGAAAGATTAGATATAAATGATGTAGATTCAGAAGCTATAGTAAAAGGAGTTATAACTATAACATCAGGAAAAGCTAAATAAGTAAAAAATATATTTTATACTAATAATACGTTGGAATTACAAGGTATTATTAGTATATTAAAGTTTTTGAAACACCTTAGAATCGATTTAAATAGGTCGTTTTTTTAGCTATTTTTTAAGAAATGAGGGATTAAATGATTCTAACTTTAGAAGAAACTAAAAAGTTCTTAAAAGTAGATTTTGACGATGATGATGAAGAAATTCAAGACTGTATAGATGCAGCTGAGGAATATCTCAAAGATGCTACTGGAAAAGAATTTACTAGTGAAAATAAAAGAGCTAAAAGATATTGTAAAATATTAGTCAATGAATGGTACAAAGATAAAGGATTAATGGAAGAAGAAAAAAGGAAAAAAAGAGTGAGATTTTCACTACAAACTATTATAACTCAGTTAAAGTATGGTGATTAAATGGCTGAATGTAGATTAACAGAAAGAATAAAAATGGAAAAATTATCAGATTCAAATGAGACTAATGAAAATGGATTTGATGAAGAAGTTTGGAAAGAACATTATAAATGTTGGAGTGGCTATAAAAGAGTATCTGGAAAAGAATATATAGCTGCTAAAGCAAATAATAGTGAAAATATAGTTACATTTACAGTTAGATACTGTAAAAAAGTAAAAGAGTTATTAGATCCAGGAGCAAGTAAAATATTTAGAATAGAATATAAAGGTTTTTATTATGATATTTTAGATGTTTTGGACTTTGAAAATAGACATGAATTTGTAGACATTAAAGCTAAAATAAATTGTTAGATTTCCAAATAATTCCTTTTAAGTTATAATGTAGCTTGGAGGTGTTATAACATGAAAAAAACATTAATTTTAATGTTATCATTAATTTCAATATTTATTTTAGTGGGTTGTAATAAAAAATTAACTACAGATGGTGAAAAAGTTACATCAGAAGATTTAGTAAAGTCTATTAAAGAAGTGCATAAAGAATCTAATATTTATTATGTAAAAGACAAAGAAAGATTATCTATTGAACTTACATATAAAAATACTAATGCTGAGGAAATATATAATCAATTTAAAGATGATGCTAAAAAAATAATAAATGACAAATTATTATTAGAATATAAGCAAATACAAGAAGTAGATTTAACTCCTTTAGTAGATAAGCAAACTTTAGGTTGTAGTGATTTATTTAAGTTAGAGAATAATAAATTTATTTTAGATAAAGATCATAATATAAATATTAAAAATATAGATAGCATCAAAACAGGACTTGATATTATAAATGGTAAAGTTGATACAAATATTAATATTCCAGAAGATACAACAAATACTAAAGATAACACTAATGATGTTTCTGTTTCTGTTCCTCAAAGTGGAGAATTTAAGCCAGAGACATTAATAAATGACCTTGATATAGGAAATACAGGGCTAGATCATTCTACTTTTGAAGTTAAAGATAATGGAGACAAAAAAGTAATATCAGTTGATTTACTTTATAAAAAAGATGCTTTAGTTAAAGGAATAGTTACAAAGATACAATTTTTACTAGAAAGAGCATTTAAAGATAGTGGATATGATATAGATTTATGTATATCTCAAAAACATCCAATTGATTTATATAGATGTAAATATGCAGATGGTTCTTGGAGTGAATAAAATAAAAGGTATAGGCTTAAAGCTTATGCCTTTTTTATTTGGAGGTGTATATGGCAAGTACTATAGAACTTGAAGGATATGAAGAGTTTGAGGAATATGTGAAAAATATGGCTTTAGATACAGTTATAAAAAGGCAAGCAGTAAGGTCAGGTATAAAAGTAATTGGAAAAGGATTAGAAAATGATACTCCAAAAGGACCAACAGGAGAGCTTGCTGAGATTAAAGTATCTGTTAAAGAAAATGCTTTAGCAACAGAAGGAACTGCAAAAAGTAAAGCCTTCTATGATATATTTCAAGAATATGGGACAAGTGAACAAAAGGCTCATGTAGGATACTTTGAAAGAAGTGTTGAAGAAAATACTGAGGAAGCTATTTCAAAAGTAGCTCAAACGATATTTAGAAAGATGGGGTGATATTTTGGAAAGTAATATAAAAATAGATGCCTCGATTGTAAAAAAGAAATTAAAAGAAGTTTTAAACGATAAAGATATATTAGATTTAACAAGTGATAAAAAAGTATATTTTATTCATGCTAATAATCCTAAACCTCCATATATAGAGTATCAAGTTATTAGATCTAGAGGAAGTGAATATAGTGAAGGTAAAATAGACTATTTAAATCACTTAGTTCAAATTGATATTTTTAGTTTAGGAGATTATACAAACTTAGAAACAATTATAATTAATAAATTTATCAAAGCTGGATTTGAATATAATGCAGGAAGTCCAGATTTATTTGAGCCGAAAACAGGATTAAAACATAAACCTTTGAGGTTTAATATTGATTTACCAACTAGCTAATCTAAGCTAGTTTTTTATTTATAAAAGAAAGGAATGATGCAGAATGTCAGCACCACAAAAAATATTACCAGTTGTAAACGTAAGTAAGTTATATGTAGCTCACTTAAAAACTGAAACTGATGGGAATATAACTTTTGATACTCCTAGATACTTAGAAGGGGTTAAACAAATAGGAATAAAACCAAAACAAAATAGTGATCCATACTACCATGAAGGAAGAAAAGTTTTAGAGGAACAAACATTACAAGATGTAAAGGTAACTTTAAATGTAACAGATTTACCAGATGAAGATGAATGTTACGTTATGGGGCACAAGTTAGCTAAAACAGGCGGAGTAATAAAAAATGATAATGATATAGCTCCAACACTTGCTATTTTATATAAAGCAGAGAAGGCTCAAGGAATAGATAAATATGGGATATTATATGCTGGAACATTTGGATTATCAGATGAAGATTTAAAAGCTAAAGAAGGTAAAGCAAACTTCCAAGCTAAGAAAATAGAAGCAAGCTTTAGACCTTTAATAAATGGATTATGGCAATACAATGTATGCAGTGATTCTCCTAATGTAACTAAAGAGTTTTTAAATAAATTCTTTGAAAAAGTTACTATACCTGAAGAAAAAACAGATGGAGTTAGTTCTGAACATTAATATAAAATACTAAGGAGTGAAATTAAATGAAAAGAAAATTTAAAATAGGAAATGAAAACTTAGCTTTTGAAATGACAAATAAGACTATATTTGATATAGATGAAAGATTTGATAATTTTGGAGATGTCATAAACGGGGTTATGTATGGTAAAAACTTATATAACAATGCTTTAAAAGTTATGGTATGTTCTTGTATATCAAAAAGACTTGATAAGGATGGGAATGAAAATCCATTAACTATAGATGAATTAAGAGAAAAATTAACTCCAGATCAAGTTGTAAATGAAATAGTAACTTTTGCATGTGACTTATATTATGACTATAGGGGAGTTAAAACATCTAATACTGATGAAGATAAAACAGAAGAGGAAAGTAAAAAAAAATAGATTTAAATGAAAAGCCATTTGATATAAATAGGCTTTTTTTTATTGCAAAAACACAATTAAATTTTACAAGACAAGAGTTCTTCGATAGTACATTCAAAGAAATTGTTATGTTAATCGGAGAACTCAATAAAACATATGAAGAGCAAACTCAATCAGCTTCAAATGATGGATATGTTGAAAAAGTTGTAAGTATAGATGAAGTACCTTTCCTATAGAAAGAGAAAGGAGGGTAAATGGGTGATACAGAAAAACGAATAACCGCAAAGATGATACTTGATGATTCTGGATACTCAAGTACACTAAAAGGTATAAATTCAGAAATTAAAAATAATAAAAGTGAATTAAAAGCAGCTCAAAGTGGTTTAGAGGCATTTGGTAAATCTACAGAAGGTGTAAATAGGGTTCAAAGCTCATTACAAAAACAATTAGATTTACAAAATAAGAAATTAGAAACTTATAAAAAAAGTGTTCACGATGCTACTGAAACACTACAAAAAAATATAAGTGAAAGAGATAAATTAGCAAGTTCTCTTTCTAAAGCTGAAAAAGCACATGAAAATGCTATAAAAAACTATGGTAAAGAAAGTAAGGAAGCTAAAGAAACTGAAAAAGCTTTAGAAGAATTACAAAAAGAACATGATAAGCTAGATAGAACTGTAGAAAATAATGCTAAAACCTTACAAAACTATGAAACTCAAATGAATAAAGCAGAGGAAGAAGTAAACAAAGCTCAATCTGCGGTAAATAAATTCAATAGAGAAGTAGAAAATACTCATGGTGTAGGTAATGCATCTAAAAAGCTTGAAGATTTAGGAAATAACTTTAAAAAAGTAGGTAGTAAAGCTCAAGAGATAGGTGGAAAACTTACTACTCATGTTAGTTTACCTTTAACAGGAATAGGAGTAGCTGCCGCTCATGTAGGTATGGAGTACGAAGCTCAAATGGATAAGGTAGCAGCTATTTCTGGTGCTACTGGTGATGATCTTAAACAATTAGAAAATAAAGCTCAAGAAATGGGAGCTAAAACTAAATTTAGTGCTGCACAAGCAGGCGAAGGTATGGAGTACATGGCTAAACATACATGGCCGGCTATAAAGAAATTTATAGTAAAAAACAGTGGGTTAAAATTGGAAAGCTAAGTTTACTCGAAAGCCTAAAGCAATAGGCTTTTTTATTTTGTAAATAAGCTAATCAATTACCAAACTACATAGGGATATGTAGAAGGTTTAGAGACTAGGAGGAATAGACTAGAACAGTTGAAACTCCCATGAAATCCACTACCCTAACGTAAAGACGAGGGTAAAGAGATAGTCCAACTCTAGGTGAAAGCCTAGTCCTAGGATAAAGAGCCTAGGCAATGAAGTTAGATGGCTGGTTGGAAAACTGGTGATATGCTCGAAGGTATAGAACCTATACTAAATTTAGCAATTGCTTCTGGAGAAGAATTAGGGTCTACTTCTGATATTGTGACGGATGCATTAACAGGTTTTGGATTAAAAGCTAAAGATGCTGGTATGTTTAGTGATGTATTAGCAGCTGCAAGTAGTAATGCAAATACTAACGTTGGTATGATGGGTGAATGTTTTGCCCATCTAAAAGCTTCTTAATTCGGTGAACCCTAAGTTTATTGATAATGAAGAATATGAAAAAATATATATTAATTACTATAAATATGGGAATACCGAGCGAAGCCGAATAGTAAACTTTCGGAACGTGTAACGACTAGATAAAGTAAGCTAAGTAATTTCACTTAAATAGTGTTTTTATATGCTAAAATATCCACGAACAGAAGCCATCTTAAATTAAGATGAAGATATAGTCTGAACTTACAGGAAACTGTAAGAAGTAAGAGATAAAGAGCTCTTACGATAACAACAATTGGAAACATTTAAATATGCAGCTCCTGTAGCTGGTGCTTTAGGATATAGTGTTCAAGATACTTCTTTGGCTATAGGATTAATGGCTAATTCAGGGATTAATTAATAGTTCCTTCATACAGAAATGTATGTCGAAAATTCCTCTAATTCGGTGAAACTCCCACGTGGACAATACCGAGCCAAGACCATTATTATGGTAAGGTGTAACGACTATTCCGAAAGGAAGTACATTCAAGTGAATGGAAATGGGGAACATCTTAGCGAGTAAAGTTGAAGATGAAGATATAGTCTTGTCTATATGGCAACATATAGAAGTTCATAAGAGAACTGATTAGGATTAACGAACCTAATTGAAAAAAACGAAAAGCAAGCCAAGCTGGTACTGCACTTAGAGCAGGATTAACTAACTTAGTAAAGCCTACGGATAGTATGGCCGCTATGATGGAGAAGTATGGAATATCTGTAGAAAATAGTGACGGTAAGATGAAAAGCTTTAGAGAAGTAATGTCTGACCTTAGAGAAAAAATGGGTGGTTTAGATGAAGCTACTCAAGCCAGTGCCGTTGCAACTATCTTTGGGAAGGAGGCCATGTCCGGATGGCTTTCAATCATAAATGCTAGTGAAGGAGATTTTAATAAATTATCAAATGCTATAGACAACAGTGAAGGTGCTACTGCTAAAATGGCTAAAACTATGAGTGAAAATGCAAAAGGTAGTTTAGCAGAAATGAAAAGTGCCCTAGAAGGTGCAGCAATAAAAGTTTTCCAAGCATTAGCTCCAGCTATAACAAGTGTTGCTAAAGATATTACTAAATTAGCAACTAGTTTTAGTAATTTAAGTCCACATACTCAAGAGTTTATAGTTAAGGCAGGAATGGCTGCAATTGCTATGGGACCTGTAACTAGTGGTTTAGGCCATGTAACTAGTGGGATAGGTGGATTAATTGGAACTGTTGGAAAGTTTAAAGCATTAAAAGCCGCTGCTACATTTAAAGACTTTTCTAAAATATTATTAGGACTTGGCCCAGCGGCAGAAGCTGCGGGAGCTGGATTAGCAGGAGCAGAAGTTGCTGGTGCTGGATTTGGTGCAACAGTTATAGGTTGTTTAGGACCAATTGCATTAGGTGTAGCGGCAGTAGCTGCCGTTGGATATGCAGGATATAAAGTTGCAGAACACTTAAATAAAAGTGCAACACCTGCGGTAGATTTATTTGCAGATAAAGTTGAACAAAGCAGAGATAAGTTTGGTAACTATGCACAAGCTACAGAAAAAGATGCAATTAAAATATCTAAAGCAACAAAAGATAATGTACAAGCTTACTTAGACTTAGATAAAAAAGCTAGTGAGTCTATGATGAATTTAAAAATGAATTCAAATAAATTCTCAAAAGAAGCAAAAGATAGCGTACTTAAAAACTTTACAGAAATGAGTAAAAAATCTAGTAATTTATCTAAAGAACAAAAAGAAAAAATGACTATAGATTTTAAAAAACTTGTAACTGATACAGGAGTTTTAACTAGTAAGAATAAAAATGAGATAATAAAACAATATACTGCAATGGTTAATGGTACTAAAGGTTTGACTCAAAAACAAAAGGACCAAACAATAAAAGACTTTAAAGATACATTAAATCAAAGTGTTGGATTAACAAAAAAGCAATCTCAAGATATGCAAAAAGTTTACACAGATATGGCTACTAAAATTAAAACTGGTATGGATAAAAAAAGAGATGCAGAATTAAAAAGTCAAAAAGATTTCTTTGATAAAACTACCGCTCTTACAGATGAAGAAAAAAAGGTTGCAATAGAGAAAACAAAAAGTTATTGGACTAAAGAAAAGCAACAAGTTGATAAAGCTCAAAATGAAATTAATGCTATCTATGCTAAGGCAGCTGAAGAACACAGACAAGTTAGTGATAAAGAGTTACAAGATATTAATAAAATCAAACAAGATATGAAAACTACTGCTATAAAAACTTTATCTGATAATGAAGTTGAAGCTAAAGTAATTCTTGAAAGAATGAAAGACCATGATGAAAACATAACTGCTGAAATGGCGTCTAAACATATAAAAGAATTAAATAACTCTAGAGATAAAGCTATTGAGGCAGCTAATAAAGAGTGTGATGACAGAATAGCTGAGCTAATAAGACAACGAGATGAAAGTCATTCATTAACTAAGGAACAAGCTGAAAGATGTATAGAAGATGCAAAGAAACAAAGAGATGATACTGTACAGGCTGCCAAGGATACAAGAGATAGTGCAGTTAAAGAAATCACTTCAATGAATACAACTATAACAGAAGATGTTGACACATCTACTGGAAATATGAAAAGTTCATTTGAAAAGTTTTGTGATTGGTGGAACAATGTCTTTCATCTAGAACCAAAAACTGCAACAGTAAAAACTAAATATGTAAATGAAGGGAAAAAGCCTGATGGAAACTGGACAGGTAATTCACACTTCAAAGGTGGTTTAACATATCTTCATGAGCGTGGATATGAGTTATATGACCTACCAAGTGGAACTAAGGTATATAATCATGAATCAAGTGAACAAATGGTTTTAGAGACTGCTAGACAAACTGCTCAAGGAGTTATAAATTCTATGATGAAAAATAAAGGTGATTCTGATGGAAACATTATAATACCTATTAACATTACAGGAGAAGAAATTGATAGAGTTGTAATCCCAAGAGTTTCAAATAGACTTGCTTTAAATACAATGAGAAGAAGGAGGTAAAAAATGCTTATAAACAATATAAATATAGAAAAGTTTAATGCTAGGGTTTTAGATGTTGATATTCAAAACTCTAGCATTAATAATTTAAAAGATTTTGAAAATGCAAATACATTATTACCTTTCTTCTTTGATTCAAAAGTATCTTTAAATGCAATTACAGTTACTCTTTTAGTAAATTCTTTAACTAAAAAAAGATATTATTTAGATAAAAGTGATTTGTTAAGTAATATGGTAAAACCATTTGAAGTTTATTTTAAAGATAGAAACTTAAGATTTAAATGTGTTTTAAATGGAAGTTCAGACCAACCAAGTTTAAGACAAATAAGAGGAAGATTACAATTAAGTTTTATAGGTTATAACATAGAAAATGAAGTCATAGAAACTATTACAAATGGAGTTTCAAGTAAAAATATAAATGGTCAAGGTAATACAAAAGTGCCTGTAGTTTTAGAAATAACTCCTACTATAGATATGATTGATTTAAAAATAACTGGATTAAGCGAAGATCCTCTTATTGTAAAGAACTTAAAAGGCAATAAAACTATAGTTATAAATGGAATTGAGGGAATGGTTACACAAGATGGTATCAATAAATTTGATGATACTGATATGTGGGAGTTCCCTTTTTTAGTTCCAGGAAATAATTTAATTACATTAAGTAAGAACACTTGCAATATAAAAATTAAATATAATCCAAGATTCATATAGAAAGGATGATACAAATGTTAAATGCAAATAAAACAATAACTATATCTGGCACATCAACAATTGATGGACAAATAGTAGTATATATGAGTGCTAGTTTAAGTACAGATGGAACTACTCAAGAAAATATAAATAAAGTTGTACAAAATCAAGATCTATACAATAAAAATAAAGAAGCTATAAGAAAAGATATGAGAAACTTTGAAGATGCAGTATATGCAGAACAGGACAAGTTAGCAGCTAAGTAAAAATATATTTTAAAAGGGAGAGAAGTATTATGAAACTATCATTAAGAAAATTAGTAAATGGATCACAACAATTGAGCAATATAGCATATAAACAAGGTTTACCTTGTAAATTATCTTATGCTATAGCTAAAAATATAAAGAAAATAGAAAGTGAATTGCAAATATATAACTCTGAAAGACAAAAAATAATAGAAAAGTATTGTGTTAAAGATGAAGATGGAAAATTGAAATTAAATAAAGATAATACATATGACATAAAAAAAGAATTTATAGATGTATGCAATAAAGAGGTAAATTCACTTTTAGATATAGAAGTTGATATAGATATTCATAAATTTAATATAAATGATTTATATGACAGTAATTGCGATATGTCTCCAGCTGAATTAATGGTTATAGACTATATGATAAATGAAGAAGAATAATTAACTAGTTAAATTTAGAAAGAAAGGAGGGAAGCCTCTTTTGATACATTTACATGATAAAAATAAGAAAAAAATAGCTGGTTTAATAGATTATAAAGATTTATTTATAGAAAGTGAATTGCAGAGTGGAGAAAAGACACTCTGCTTTTATTATCCTAAAAAGGCAAATTACTATTTTGATATAATGGAAGAATGCTATATAAAGACCAAAGAAAATGAGTATATAGTTAAAGAAAGAAATGTCCAAAGTGAATATACTGAATTTAAATGTATTTTGAATTTAGAAGATATAGAAGGTAAGCCTTTTTCAAAGTTTGAAAGTAAAGAACAAACAATTGATAAAGCCTTAGCTCTTGCTTTAGCTGGTACTGGTTGGGTTGTAAACAAGTGCGATTTAAAGAAAAAGAGAACTGTTAGAATGACTAATTGCTCCAGTTTAGAAATCGTACAAGAAATTAAAAAAATATATAGATGTGATATAGTTTTTAATACTTTAGACAAAACAATAGATGTATATGAACACCTAGGAGAAGATAAAGGAACTTACTTTATAGATTCTTTAAATCTAAAATCTTTAGCTATTCAAGGTAGTTCTTATGGTTATTTTACAAGATTAATTCCTATCGGGAAAGATGATTTAAAGATAACTGATATAAATGATAAAAAAGAATATGTAGAAAACTATCAGTACTCTAATAAAATTAAAACTGCATATTGGATAGATGATAGGTACACCGTTAAAGAGCACCTTAAAGATGATGCTATAGCTAAATTAAATGAAATATCAAAACCATTTAGATCTTATTCTGCTGCAATTTTAAATTTAGCAAAGCTTAATAATAAATATAAAAATATTTTAGATTATAAGTTAGGAGATACAATAAATCTTATATCTAAAGAAGATAAATTTAAAGATAAACAAAGAATAGTTAAAATGATAGAGTTTCCAGATGAACATGAAAGAGATAGCGTAGAACTTTCTAATACTACCTTGTGCTTTGAAGATATTCAAACACAGTTTCAAGAAGCAGCTGATACAGTAGATAATATAACCACTGATAATGGAACTATAAAGGGTTCTACTATAGACAGTATAGAAACTAAGCAAATAAAAGATTTCTATAAAGAAGTTATAGAAGCTACAAACATTAAAGCTATAAATGCAAAAATAATTAACTTAGAAGCTCAAGATGTTACTATATCTGGTCAGTTAACTGCGGTTAACGCTCAGATAGGAAACCTTACAACTAACGTTGCTACTATAGATAAATTAGTTGTAAAACATGATGCTTCTATAACTAATTTAAATGCAAACAAAGCCAGTATAACAGATTTGCATGCAACAAATGCAACTATACAAGTATTAGAAGCTAATGTGGGTAATATACGAACTCTTGTAAATGGTAATTTATCTAGTGAAAATATACAAGCAGGCGGTATTACTGGTGATAGATTAAATATGAAAACTATATTTGTTGATGATGCAAATATAGTTAGTATAAATGCTTCTAAAATTAATGCAGGAGAAATAAGTACAAACAAAGTAAAAATTAAATCTGATGATGGTGGAATTGAAATTATAGGAACTACTTTACAATTTAAGGATAAAAATAATAAAGTTAGAATCCAAATGGGAAAAGATGCTAAAGGAGATTTTAATTTCATTATTCTTGGAGAAGATGGGACAACTACTCTTATAGATCATACTGGAGTAAAAGAAAAAGCTATAGCTAATGATTTAATAAAATCTAATATGATTGCTAGTAATGCAGTAGGAGAAAAACAAATAGATTATTCTAGTTTCTCAGAAGGATTTAATAAAGATACAAATGCAAATACATTAAATGCTACAAAAATAAAATTAAATAATCAAAATCAAACTTTAGATATAGCTTTTAACTCCTTAAAAAAACAATCTGATAGTAATAAAACTTTAACAGAAAATCACAGTACAACTATTAATATTATGCAAGGTAAAATTAGCACTGCTATTAATAATACTCAAATAGTTAAAGATGGTAAAACAGTCTTACTTAAAGATGATTATAACAGGACAGTTGAAACTGTAGACACCTTAAAAAGTACTATAGGAAAGCATACTACTTTAATAGATCAACAAACTGGATTAATAACGGGAGTTACAACTAAAGTAAATACCTTTGAAAGAGATTTAAATGGTATGTCTCTTACAGTAACTGAAACTAAAACTAAATTAGATAATCTTCAAATAGGAGGAAGAAACTTTCTTATAAACTCTAATTTTAAGAAGGGGCTTTCTTCTCATACTATAAAAAACTCTAATAATCCAGGAAATATAACCGTTACTACATTCAATGGAAGAACAGCTTGTTATTTTCAAAATATAAAATACTGGAATGAAACAAAGTACTTAACAGTTTCAAAAACTCCATACGATGCAGAAAAAGGCTATATAATATCTATGGATATATATGCTATAAATCCAGCACCTCTAGTTATAGATACTACAGGAGTAATAGATGCAGAGGATAGATCAGTTCCTGCAACTTCTGCTAGAAAATGGCAAAGAGTTTCAGTCTATATTCCGCCTCATTCTGGAAAAAATTTAAGTGGAGATACTAGTTTTAGTATATATACCCTTAAAAATCACACTTTTACAGGTTATATAACTAACATAAAAGTTGAACATGGAAATAAACCGACAGGTTGGAGCCCAGCACCTGAGGATATTCAAGAAGAAATAACTACTACAAACAGTAAGATTTCTACTATAGATATGAAATTAGGTAGCATTACTAGTAAAGTTAATGCAGTAGAAGCTAATAACCAAAACTTAGCTGGTCAAGTATCTGGACTTAATATTTGGAAAGCTGAGGCAGAACAAAAAATAACTAAAGCAGCAATAATAAGTACTGTTAACTCTGAGTTTTATACAAAAGGTCAAACAGATGCCATGTATGCTACTCAATCACAATTTAAACAATTTAGTAATAGATTTGAATTTCAGATTCAAAATACAGGAAGATCTCAATTAGTTCCTAATGGAGATTTTAAAAATGGATGGAAATTTTGGAGAGTGTGGAACTCGAAAAAAACATTGGAATTTATATCTTTAACAGAAACATATATTTTAAGAGTAGAACCTACTCAAACAAATGGACATGTTACTTTTGGTATACAAGTTCCTGCTTTCCCCATGGAAGCTAATAAAACGTACACATTAGCATTTTGGGTAGAATCCAATATTATAAAAGAACTGAATTATAACTTTATTATGTCAAATGATATATGTGCTTATAGATTAGGTAATGTAAGCTTTGATACAAAAGATGGAATAATGACGAGAGTTTCTATAACCTTCATGGCTAAATCTACTACTACTATGAACATAATGTTGGGATGGGAAGGCGAATATAAACCAGGTCTATATTTTCATATAAAAGAAGCTTGTTGTTTTGAAGGAAATGTTGCATATCCTTATAAGTCATGTGATGATGAAATTTATGCTGGTATAACCTTTGTAGACCAAACTGGTATAGGTGTTAAACATATGGATGGTTCTTATTCAAAAATGACTGCTGATAGTGTTGTATTTACCAATGTTCAACAACAAAAGAAAATGGCAATAAAGAAAGGTTCTTTATATGCATATGATGTTAATAATGGTGATTTATTAGGTATGTTTGCATCTAATAAAGTTACATCACATTATAGAGGTATTACAACTGGATTAACTGGTTCTGCTCACTATTTTGCTATAGGAGCAACTACAGAATTGACGGATGATGACCAGTTAAATATGGTTCCATATATACTTATTGCCCAGCAAGATTTATATAACTTCCTAGGAAACAGTGTAATAAGTGGTGGTATTAATTTTATGAACACGCCATGTATTTTCCATCAATCAGCCTTATTTAATATTTCTCCTAGATTTAAAGGAGGATTTACAATACTTAAAAGTGATGATTCTCTTTTAAATATTTATCATGCAAAAAATTCTATATATATAGAATCGAATTTAACATTACCAACTGGAGGAAGTTTCTACGGTGGTGGGTTGTATGGTGGAGATATTACTTCTATTGGTTATACATTAAATGGAAAATACAAAGATGTTATAAAGTTATATTCAAATATTCAACAAATAGACTTTTTAAGACCTCTTAATATGAATGGCTTTGGTATTTATAACGCTACAATTGCTGCTAGTTATTCTTTAAATTCTACTTCACCAGGTAGATCAGTTGGAGCAGATACTGCCAGTGTTGAAACTATGTTATTACAAGAAGATTTTTCAAAGTATGATGAAGAAAATCATTCAGTTATTGTAAATATCAATGAAGCAGTTAAAAGTATTTATGAAAAAAATAAGATATTGGAAGATGAAAACGAGAAATTAAAACAAGATAAAGAAAATCTAACTAAAGAATTAGATATGACTAAGAATGTCGTTGATAATTTATTAATGGGAGTGAGTTAAATGGCTTTATATATAGCAAGTAGAATAATAGAAAAGGCAAATGGAGGAGATGGATTAGAATATAAATTAATAGTTCCAAAGTGGATGAAGTACAAAGATGAAATAGATAAAATTTTAATAAGTGAAGGTAGAGGAGATTTAATAGTTTCATTAGAAGCTTAATAATCTCTTTTTTAATATAAATCTTTAGTTTTATAAGGAGTTAATATGAATAATGAAGTAGCAGATCATATGCTAGAAGCACATGAAAGGCGTCTAAATAATCATTCTGAAAGATTAGATAAATTAGAGCAGAGTGATGCTAAAAGGGATATACAAATAGAAAACTTATGTAAGAGTATAGAAGGACTTGTAAATACACTAAAATGGGGTTTTGGCTTTATATGCAGTGGTGTTATAGGGTTCTTTTTTTATGCCATACAAAATCATTTATTTAAATAAAAGGAGATAAGTTAAATGGAAACAATAATTAAATTTGTACCTGAGCAGTTGCTAATATTAGTAGCTGCTCTTTATGTTGTAGGAATATTTTTGAAGAAAACCCCAAAAGTAAAAGATTGGAGTATAACGTGGATTTTACTAGTTTTAGGTATTGGTTTTAGTATATCTATAATGGGATTGAATTCTACAAGTATTTTACAAGGTATAATTTGTAGCTTTGGGGCAATAGCAACAAATCAGATTGTAAAACAAACAATTAATAAATGATAAAATTTTCATTAATCAAAAATAGTGTATACTAGATTCTATTATCAAAAATAAGATATTTAAATAGCTATTTATATATACAAAATAAATATTAGGAGGAATTAATTATGAAAAAAAATATGACAGATGCAGGACATGGTGGATATGATTCAGGAGCTCCAGGAGTACATGGATGCTTAGAAAAAGATATAGTTTTAGAGGTAGCAAATAAAGTAAATGATTATTTAAAAACACAAGATATAAAAAATATAAATACTAGAACTACAGATGTATTTGTAAGTTTAGACGATAGAACTAATGAAGCTAATAGATTAGGTGTAAATTCATTTGTATCTATACATTGCAATAGTTGTGATGATCCAAATGCTCAAGGGTTAGAAACTTATTGCTATAAATTTAAATATAGACCTTTAGCTGATGTAATACATTCTGAATTAATTAATGACGGACTTTATACTAAAAATAGAGGTGTCAAAGAGGGGGACTTACATGTTATAAGAGAAACTAATATGCCTGCTTGTTTAGTTGAATTAGGCTTTATAACTAATGAGGAAGATTATAATTTAATAATGAACAATAAAGATAGATTTGCTAAAGCAATTGCAAAAGGAATATGTAAATTTAATGGAGTCGCTTGGAAAGAGTCTAGTTCTAATTCTGAAAAGGTGTATAAAATAGTAACTGGTGGTTTAGGATCTAGAGAAGTTGCAGAGAGAAAAGCAGCTGATATAAGAGATTTATTTAATTGGTTTATAGAAGTTAAAGAAAATGGAAGCCCTAATGACTTTAGATTAGAAACAGGTGGCTTTACAGGAATATCTAAGGTTGAAAAGAAAATGAATGCTTTACAGGAATTAACTGGATGGTGGATGGTTTATCAAGAAGAATAAATAATATGATATAATATATGTGTTAAGTAATTCATTCAATAAACGAACTGTAGTTTTTAAATTCAGTAGTTTCTAGACCTATTAACTAGAGTATAAAGGAGTACTCAAGCCAACGAGTACTCCTTTTTTTAATTTTCTTCATTTACTAATTTTTCTAATATTATTTTATTTCCATCAAAAGTCATTTTTATTTCCCTATTCTCTTCATTTATACCCATTTCATCAAGCCAAGGCATTGGAAGCCCTATATTAGCTCTTTTTGCCCCCTTAGATGCATTCCCTCCTACTTTTGAGATACTCACATTTCTTTTTCTGATTTCCAT